GACTTCTTCTGCCCAGCTTGTTTCAGGATACCACACCAAACCAGCTTCGAACAGTGGGGCAACCGAGTTCATTCTTACATGTTTATCATTACCCCGGCTAGGAGAAAACTCCGCAACAGGTATACCGCTGGCCCGTAATTCCTGTAAAAGTGGAAGCCCCGCTGCCTTGGCTTCGACCAAGACGGTCTCCGGGTCCCAGTATTCATATTCCTCATACGCTATCCGTTTCAGGTCAGGAAACTCCCATCGACCCTTCTTGGCATCCAGAAGGATAACATTAGGAGGAGAATCCTCTCTAGGATAAAAAACCCCCCACGTATGGATAGCACTATAGTCGGCGGTGCGGCTTTTTGTGTGTGCCGTATCGTAGGACTGCATTACATAATGCAATCTTGGCACATCGTCCTTTTGCCAAGGTTTCCACCAGTCGCGTTTGATAATGGACGCCGTGTCAGCCGTCGGCTGCTGCATGTACTGGGCATTCCACTTCTGCAATGAGACGGAAGCCTTGGTGCTTTCCAATTCATCCCGGCTCCAAAACTCCGGCCACAGAGGTTCCCCACTTGGCATAATCGCCGGTAGCTCAATGACTTCCCACTGATCAGCCTTAGGATCCATCGCAGATTGCCGCAGGAGACGCGCCGTTAGATCGTTCTCGCCCCAACGGGTCATAACCAGAATGATCGCACCACCCGGTTGAAGTCGCTGTCTAGGTCCTGATAGATACCAGTTCCAAGCATTCTCCAATGCCGTAGGAGACATTGCATCTTGTTCCGAGTGTGGATCATCCACGACGAAAAGATCAGCACCGCGACCCGCAATGTTACCGCCGACACCCGCCGCATAGTATTCCCCTCCACCATCTGTCTGCCATCGATACGCAGCCTTACTGTCCGCCCGCAGCCGTACCCCGAAGATTTGTTGATACTCTTCTTGTTCCATCAAGTTCTTGATCTTACGACCAAAACCAACTGATAAGTCGGCAGTGTGGGTTGCCTGCATGATCTTCATGTCCGGTCGTCTGCCAATCATCCAAGCCGGAAACAGGTAGCTGGCAAACTCCGACTTCGTGTGTCGGGGTGGCAGGTTTATGATGACCCTTTTCTTTTCTCCTCTGGCAATCGCTTCAAACTTATCAGCAATAATCTTGTGGTGCCGACCAGCAATGAAGTTGGGCCAGACAAGCTTGACGAAATCCAAGAAGTTGTCGCGGGCCGCTTCCAGCTTTGCAATAGTGGCACCGCGTTCCAGAAGTTGGGCATACCTCCGAAGGAGTTCCTCGGGTACATTCGGAGTCGTCATTTTTTATTCCACGCACGGTTTTTTGACTGGGGCAGGACGCGGAGGTTAGACCTTGCGTTGCTGCCGCCAGAACGAACAGGCTTGATGTGGTCCACATCCTTGCCGTCGCCTTTGTTTACAAGACCTGCTTTCGCAAGCTTCCTGCGAGCTTCATTCCGCATGCTACGCTTCTTAACATTCTCAGGCGTAGCATTATACCCGCGATCCATTTTCTTAATCTGAGACGGTGTTCTGTGGGATGATGGGTCGCGTTTTTCAGATCTCATGTTATAAATCCTTTAGATATTTAACATATTTACCACGTAATGTTAAAATGACAAAGGTCAGAGGACATCTGATGGCTATCCCCTTTCCACTGGACATGTACGACGTAGCTCGATTCTTTTCTAAGGTTGATGTGCGCGACTCCAGCAAATGCTGGAACTTCCAAGGAGGTCTATCAGTAGGAGGGTACGGTACATTCGGAGCAATCGGCGAGAGTTTTTACGCACACAGGTTCTCCTATCTTCTGTTCTTTGGTAAGATACCAGATGATTTATTGGTACGCCACAAGTGTGACAACCCGGCATGCGTTAACCCGTACCACCTAGAAACGGGGACCAACATGGATAACCAAAGAGATAAAGAAATCCGCGACCGTGTTGCAAAAGGTTCCCGAAATGGGAACGCCAAACTTACAGATGAGGATGTATACGCTATTCTCGCCGACACCCGGTCATCCTCGGTAGTCGGAAAAGAATACGGAGTAAGCAGAGATACTATACTCCGTATTCGTAAGAACCAAAACTGGAAGCATTTAGCCAGAGCCAGCTTAGAGGGCTAGTTCTAACTGGTTGGATACAGGTTTGGATTTTACAGTGGGGTTCTTTTTGGCTGGACCAAGGACAGTGGTCAGAGGATCACGTTCCAAGATGATTGGGTAACCTTTACCCTGTTGCGGGCGCATATTGTAGTCCACAAATTCCACAGCTTCTTCAAATGTGAAATCGTCCCTGACCATGAGCAGGGATACAAGAAGGTTGTAGTCATATACGACTACAGTGGTGCTGTTGACCTCTGCTAGGCCGATCATTGCCGGATCACAGTTGTCCATTGTTAAAATGCGTTCGTCCGTTGCATCTGCGTAATCGTTGATCTGATCACGCATTTGATCGCCGTAGTCCAACATGCGCTGGTATCTGTCTGCTCTTTTTCTGGCGTCCATTGTTCTTTCTCCATTTTATATACGGGGGCCTGACCGGGGACCCTAAACGAAGTTGGCAAAAAGGGGGTCGACCCGTCAAGGCCATAATTCTATTTTTCTGTGGGATTCCGTGAAAAATCGGGTTTACGTAGTAAACGGCGCGCGGCGGCGGGCAAATAGGGGGGATAGGGGTCAGATGACAATTGTCAGATGCCATTTGAGAAAGGGCTAGGGTACCTTGATAGGTCAGCAAGGCTGACCTATGTTTCACGGGAAACATTCTGGGCTATTGCGAGCTTGCATTCATGCAAAGGCTAGTTTGCATGAATACATATTGACTATGTTTTGACCATATGCCAAGGTAATCAGGTCAGCAAGACGCTGATAGGCTGTTTAACATTGTAGGAGAATTAATATGAATACGTTTAAAGACGTCACGGAGGCGGCTACCCGTCGTACAGTCAACGGTCTCGAGGTCATCATCCAAGCGATGGTGCAGGAATTCGAAGCTACTGAACGTCTGATCGATTCGCTCAGGGATCGGATCTGCAAGCTTGAAGCTCGCGAGTTGCAACTCTCTTCGCAGACGGTCAGCGTTAGGATCGATGGTGACATAGGCGAGCGTCTAGATGCTCTCGAGGCTAAGGTCGAGGACATGATCGACGAGGACGCTATCGACAGCAAAATCGAGGACGCTATCGACGGCGCGATCAGCGACAAGGTCTCGGATTTAGAACTCGAGGACAAGATCGAGGAATATATCAAAGGCCTGAGCTTCTCGGTAACAATCGATTAATAACTAAACGGGATGCATCTGGGAGGATGCATCCCACCTCTCACAGAAAGGAAAGATGGCAATGGGTAAATTGATTGAAACTATCGGCGAACAACGCTTCGAAACCATGTTAATCTGGGGATTTAGCCTCGCTATCGGATGCTACTCCTTCCTATTCATTTGGATGGTTTGGGCAGTCAACGTATACGGATGGTGAAACCTAACAGGGTGCAGTCGGGAGGCTGCACCCTACCCCACACAAGAAAGGAAAGATGGCAATGGACACGTTCTTAGCAATTAATATCATCGAAGGCCTCGAGGATGTCGAAGGCGAGCAAGAGGTGATCGACGCTTGGCAATATCTAATCGATACAGGCGTCGTTTGGAACTTGCAAGGTTACTACGGTCGAACGGCTCGGGCTTTGATCGACGAAGGCATATGCTACATTAACGCGAGCGAGGACGCTCTAGTTTAAAAGAGAAGGCCTCCGAAAGGAGGCCTTTTTTATTTGTCTTTTTAGCGCACTCAAGTGTGACTTTACAGGCGCGATGCCCTACGCAAAATATTTTTGTCGGGCAATAAATATTTGTTGTTGACTTTCCGTTGACATCTGTCATTATGCTTTGGTAACGCAAACCATAGGAGAAAGCTAATGCGTTCATTAACCCATATCGCTCGCGAGATCCGCGCAGACTGGACTAACCCATACTTTGGCGCAGTTCCATATCTCAACGCGATGCAATCGCTCGATAGCATTAACGACGACTATTATTACGACAGCGGCAAATCAATTGTGCTTTATTTCCTATCAAACGCAGCAACTTGGAAAGGCGCGACAGCAAGGCGGATCAAAGCCGAACTCAAGGCCATGACTTGAAGGTGATACTTTACAGGCGCGATGTGACTTTATCGGCGCGATTAAGGCCTTGTCGAAAGACGAGGCCTTTTTGTTTTGTAAATTATAATCGCAGAAAGCCAAGCTTTTTAAATTATAATTATTGACTATTGCTTGACGGTCGACTATATTAAACAGGTCGCATCCTAACAGAAAGAGGGAAACCATGACGACGTTAAAAGAGGCTCACGACGCGGGCAAAGTATCAGTAGGCAACGGAAAAATGCCCGGGTCTACGTTCGCAATCTCAGCAAAGCATTGCAAGGTGGGATCAAAGCTTGCCAAGGTCGAAGGCTCAACTTGCCACCGTTGCTACGCTTTGAAGTTTCAAAATTTTCGGCCATCGGTGAATATTGGATGGACTAACAACCTGAACAAAGCTGTTCAGATGATAGACAAAGATCCGGCTCGTTGGGTTGCGTTTATGTCTTTTCAAATCCAAAAAGCTTACGAGAAGACGCAAGAGCCGTTTCATCGTTGGTTCGATAGTGGCGATTTGCAAAGCGAAGCTATGCTTCAAGCCATATGCGACGTTGCCCGCGCAACGCCTAGCATAAAGCATTGGCTCCCAACACGCGAAGCCAAGCTAGTTAAGAGCTTTAACGGCGTTATACCGGACAATTTAATTGTCCGAGTATCGGCAACTATGATCAATGACGCGCCTATTGCAGGTCACATCTGGACTTCCACAGTCCACAACAAAACAGGCGCACCCGTCGGTCATGTTTGTCCGGCAAGCCATCAAGGCAATCAATGCGGCTCTTGTCGGGCTTGTTGGTCGGACAGCGTCAAGAACGTCAGCTATCCCCTTCACTAGGGGGTAGCTACCACTGATATCTATCAATGTTACATTGCTACTTTACAGGCGCGATGATACTTTATCGGCTTGCGCTCCGCATCCTCCCATGCGTCGACGCGCATGACTTGCGGGCGATGGTGGGTCTTCTCCTCCCCACTGTCGCCCGTCTTTTTTCAAATGACACTTTACAGGCGCAATGCGACTTTACTGGCTCGACCGTTTCGGTTCCGTAATGGTCTGCTCAATAAAGTCAATTAACAGTTGCCACTTTACAGGCGTTCTAAGCACAAGGACAGGTGACACATGAGAAAAATTCATGTCTGGATTTCCACTGTCATCTGTAAGTAGTTGATTATCCACCATTTTTAGCAATTGGTCGCATGAATAAATTTCAATGACCTCTGCCCGTGGACGGCTGACCAAGTTAAAGACGTTTCGGAAACGGAACGATCTTGCCGTTTGCCATGCAATTTGCGAAGGCCTCCACAGTCTATGTGGTTGGAGGGTGTTGGATTTGCATACCTTGTTTTCAATCCAGAACTCACCGAAGGATGCCGCCCCGTTTACATCGGGCAGTCCGACACTTGCCCAAGCCTCAACTCTCGTCCACTGGACGTGTGGCAGAGCCTTCGAGAAGGATTGATACATCTTCTTTTCTGTCTCGAACACCGTTGATCTCCTTCATTGGCAACATGGCCTCACGCAAAGCAGGGAACTCAGCTTGAAGCTTTTGGATCTCCTTAACAACATCTTCACGGGACATCTGGTCTATTCGACCGACCAGAATTTCAGAACGAGTGATGTATAACCCTGCCGCCATGCCCCGTTGCTTCTCCGCAGTCGCAGCAGGGGCGTAAGATCCGGCGGCGATGGCAAGGTCACGGATTCGGGCAAGCTGTGTGATGTGGCTCTCGTAGGTGACAGCGTGTTGCGATGCCAGATCCTTTTCCATCTCGCGGATGCGCTCGACAACCTTCGGATAGTCGCGACCATTCATGAAACGGGAGGCAACAACAGCGGCGTCCTGATACCCCGCCTTAACAGCGGCTTCGGTTTGGGTCAGGAAGTCATAGACAAAGTGTCGACAAAAGGCCTCCTGCATTTCAGTGAGGCCGGATTCCAGTTTGGTAAGGCGGGTGGTTGGTGGTCTTTCTGCCTTTTGTCCGTGCGTTGGTTTGGCTCTGTCGCTCGATGCGTTGCGGGGTCGAGGGGCTGTTGCTTTCTTCATGCGTTGACCTTCTCTTCACGATGCAAGGGAATTCCCTAGTAAGGCTTTGATTCTACAGAATTATTTTCTAAACCTCCAGAGAAAAAATCTCGATTTCCCGTGGCGGAATATATTGGATATATTATCTGAAAGAGGTCTAAGTCTTTGAATATATTGATATAGTCATATAGTGGGGTTTCAAAGAAAAAGTTGGTTCAGAAACTTTTTATGGGCGCGCGCGCGCATTATCCTTTGAAAAATCATTTTTTTCTCAAAACCCCACTATAAAAGTTATATCGTATATTCAAAGACTTACAGACTATATCCCCAATATATATGTCTCCTTATAGGACAAATGGTAGTGGACACCCCCCAGATGATATATTATATCTATGGTATCAACCAAGGAGGATCCAATGCCTAGACCAAAGATCACCGACCGACTCACCTGCAAGCACGGGCATCAGTGGGTAGCAGAAAACATCTACACTTCACCGACAGGGGCAAAGACCTGTAAGACTTGTGCAAAGGAGGCAAACCACCGCCAAAGGAAAGGAGCCAAGCTTGGAGAAAGGCGCAGAACCTATGACGACCGTTTGAACACACTGTTATCCAAGGTGGACGATAGTGTCGTCCTGTCTGCTCGCGAATTCAAACAGATGATCTCCGACATTTGCAAAAACGCAAACGCTTGTTTGCATCAATGCAATTGACTATTTTTAAACTCTCGACTATTTATTCACCTGTCGGCGGAAGAAAGGCTGACGAGCCAAGCTAGGAGAAAGACAATGGCTCTACACTACGACACGAGAGGCATCCCAGAAACCATCACGACATCCCCGTTCGACAAGGATCATTGGCATCCTGTCACCCACTATCTGATGTTCGCCAGTATGTCGATTGGCATGGGCGAGATCACAAAGCAGAATGCTCCTGAATTCTTTCGTCGGATCGCGATCCTGCAAAAGATAGAAGGCCCTGCAATTTCATACCGTGATCACCTCGACGGCTCGACCACCAAAATCTACCTCACCTTGGAAGACGTCACAAACCACATCGGCCTGCACACCAACGTAAGCCAATGGTCAAAGGCAGAGTTCAACAAGAAGATATTGGAACGCCTTGAGCGCAATGCCTTGTCCTCGTATGTCGACGACTCTGCCCACAAGCGGGTTGCCGAACATCACGAACGCTATCTGACCTTTGTTCAGACAAAGGCGGCTTGATCTATCGGGGGGCTTCGGCCCCCCACCTACCCTGTTCACAGAAAGGAACAACCATGCGTACCTTGTTAATTGATCCGACTGCCAAGACCGTCACCGAACACGACCATGACGGCAACTGGAAGACCATCGCCCCTGCGATTGGTTGCGACACCTTCGACGTGATCTTCACCAGTGTCGGTGACATCTACGTTGACGATGAAGGCCTGTGGAAATCCCCTGAATACTTCTGGAAGCTCGACGACATGAACAGCCCCATCGCGGGCAAGGGCTTGGTCTTCGGCTTCTGCGACGAGGAAGGCGAGAGCGGGGAGGCAGAGGTCAGT